GGTTCCTATTCTAAAGAATCGAGCAGAAGTTGAATTGGCAACAAAAGGGTCTGAACGTGCTCATTACAAAAAGCAGTTAAAGGTAAAACGGGTGGCCTTTTGGGATAGAAGGATTCCAGGGATGGTATTATCATATAAGCAGGATTGTAAGACTGGATTACCAGAGTTTGGAGCTGTTGTTCGATTCCATGGGAGTCCGCGTCCCCACGAAGTTGATGATGAGTGGGTCAAGGAGAACTGGGTATGAAAAGGGAATGCAAAGTTTGGGGAGAACGGTGGTTGATCAGACAGGATTCAACTCATGCAACTTCTATTCTTCAGCTGAAAGAAGGATATGAGTGTAGTTGGCACTCTCATCGTGAAAAGTATAATCTTTTTGTAGTTGTGTCTGGTCATGTTGATATCATAACTGAACAGTTTGACGGCCCCGCTCTTGTCTCTCTTACAAGCGGGGAATGTTTTACTGTAAAACCTGGATTAAAACACAAGTTCCAAGTGATCCAAGCCGGATTAATGGTGGAGGAGATGTACGTTTTGTACAATGAGGATGATATCCAACGGGAAAACTTAGGAGGCAGGATAGAATGAAAGATGTGACACTCATAACTGGGTGTGCTCGCAGCGGGACTTCAATGGTTGCTGGAGTAGTGAATCTTTGTGGGGCATTTGGTGGAGATATGTCTGGCCCAAACAAGAATAATTCAAAAGGAATGTTCGAGAACGCGTATATCAGAAATAATATTGTCAAACCATACCTGCGTAAAATAGGGGTTGACTCAATGGGTCAATATCCTGTGCCAGATACTAAAGATCTTAATGTCCCTATTAATTGGCAGGAACAAATAGAGGGTGTTATACAAAAACAAGGCTATACCAAAGGGCCGTGGTTTTATAAAGGTGCTAAGATGTGTTTGATGTGGCCTGTATGGCATTATGCTTTTCCTAATGCCAAGTGGATTATCGTGCGAAGGCGATCTGGAGACATTGTGAATTCTTGTCTGAAGACTGGGTTCATGAGAGCTTTCTCCAGAAAAGAGACTCAGCGAAAAGTGGGTGCGAATAGTGAGAAAGAAGGATGGCTCTGGTGGATACGACATCATGAAACTCAATTTGTTGACATGATCCAAGCAGGATTGAATGTTAAGATAGTGTGGCCTGAGCGTATGGTTACAGGTGATTATCAGCAAATGTATGAGACTTTAGAATGGTTAGGTTTACCTTGGAGGAGCGAAGTTACAGATTTTATTGAACCGAAGTTGTGGAAAAGTCGAAGGAAACTATGATTTATCTAATTACAGGAAAAGCTAATGCTGGCAAAACATGGTATGCTACCCAGTTAAAAAAAGAATTTACTCAAGAAGGTAAAAGGGTTTACCATATTGATGGGGATGTTTGGAGAGAAAAGAATATCAACGAAGACTTCTCTGATGAAGGAAGGCTGTCCAATTTGGTAAGTGCCGCGAAGATGGCTGGACGTTATGAAGCTCAGGACGATATTGTGATTTTATCTTTTATTGCACCAAAGAAAGAATGGAGAGAATTGATGAGAGTTTTCTGGAAACAGAGTAGGATTATTTACATACCAGGTGGTTCTTTATGGTCAGGGACGGAATATGAGAAGCCGGATGAACTTGAAATGGAATTAAGAGGATAATAAAATGGCGCGTACCTCGGCTACAGAAGTAAAACAAATTCTTGCCACCGATTTAGACGATACTATTGTTGATGCTTTTATTGTAGGGGCGAATGCCTTAGTTACAGAAGTCATTGGCAATAATACTTCCTTGACTGATACATTGAAAGAGGAAATCGAGCGGTGGCTGACAGCCCATCTAATAGCGTCCACCAGGGAAAGACAACTAAAGTCCGGTGAAGCAAGTGGCGCAAAAGCAGTGTACCAAGGGACAACTGGAAAGAAGTTAGAAAGCACCTTATACGGTCAGCAAGTGATGCTTCTGGACGCATCAGGGAGTTTCGCTGCATTGGGTGGAAAGAGCGCAAAGATGACAGCAATTACAAGTTTTGAAACATAGGGGGTATACAAGGGTATGGCTTCGACCGAGAACAACGAGACTCGTTGGTCTGACAAGGTCTGAGAGGGTGTTTTAGGAAGATAATCGGCCCCAGTAGAAAGGAGATGAATAACAATGGCAAAAAAGGGAGTTCCAAAAAGAGATGGAAGTGGTGGAGGAACAAGAAAAAATCAAGGACGTGGCGGATGTACACCCACAAGAAAGACCGGCAAAGGCAGGAATAAATGACAGATCCACTAATCAAGTTCATTGAGAGTGTGGCGGTTCAGACAGCCGTATATTGGGGATCACCCACTCCCGATGGCTATGGTGGGTCAACATATGACGATCCGGTAGAGATTAGTTGCCGCTGGGATGGAACGACGCAACTTGTTACAAATAATCAAGGAAAGGAAGTTGTCAGCAAAGCTGAAATCCTTTTGACGCAAGACGTAGATGAGGATGGTTACTTGTATCTGGGGGCATTGTCAGGATTGACAATCGCACAGAAAGCTAATCCGGAAACAATTGATGCCGCCTGGAAGATTGTTAGATTCGACAAAACTCCTTTATTTCAGAGCACTGATGAATTTGTGCAAAAGGCATATCTATAATGGCTACTCAGATTAGAGGCATGGATAACGTACTCAGGAATCTCAACAAAGAGATCACAAAGGTTGAGGGATTGTCTATGAAGGGGTTGATCAGAGCAGCTATAGTTATACGCAGAGATATGGACAAGACTTCCCCTCTCATCCCGATTGATGAAGGGAATTTAAGGGCGAGCTGGTTCACTGATCCAAGACGAACATCAAAAGGCCCTTCTCTTCGTATGGGCTTTGCTGCAAACTACGCTTGGTATGTCCATGAGATGGTAGGAGCAAATTTCCAACGGCCAGGAGCTGGAGCGAAGTTTTTTGAGGCGTCCTTGAAGAGAAACAAAGGTAAGATCCTTGAAGTGATCAGGAAAGAGGCTAAAATCAAATGAATCCTTCCAGCGTGGATATGAAAGATAAACTTGTTGCTGGTGGTCTTGCGTTGGTCTTTGGTACAAATTTATTTATTGGAAAAGAGCCGACAGATCCCGATAACTGCGCAACGATATTTGATACGCCAGGGTATCCACCGGATAAGTTTCATGATAAATTAGTTTCTTACAATCGCCCTTCGATTCAGATTAGAGTACGAAATAATAACTATCTAATTGGATGGGATTTGATCAACGACATTAAAAATCTATTGCATAACAGTGGTCCAGAAATATGGAATGGTACCGCATACGATTCGATCTTCTGCTCTCAAGAGCCCGCCTTGCTCGATTGGGATCAGAATGATCGTGCTCGGTTCGTGGCAACTTTTGATATTCAACGCCACGAATAAACCATCAACCCTTAACAAATAGGAGGTATAGCAATGCCTACGAGTGGAAAAGGAACAGAGTTTCGGCGATGGAATACCGTCACAGGAGTATGGGATGCCATTGCGGAGATAAAGAGTATTACTGGGCCGGGAATGAGTCGTGGAACCAGTGATACGACAACGCTCGACACTGCGGGAGGTTACAAGACGTTCATTGGAGCATTTCGAGATCCTGGTACAGTGTCAATGAGCATGAACTTCACACGGGATACTTATGAGACAATGAAAACTGATTTTGAGGATGATACGCCTCAGAATTATGAGATTGTCTTGCCTGATGATGAGACTACAACGCTGGAATTTGAAGGACTGGTTACAGAACTGCCGCTTTCAATTCCTACAGATGATGTGATCTCTGCTGATGTAACTATCAAAGTCAGTGGTCAGGTGAACTTGGAATCTGGTAGTGGCCCGAGTGCTGGAGCGTAAACAATTAACTTGTCCTAATCAGGGACTTTCATAAAAGGAGAATCTAATCATGGGAGAATTAAATAGGAATGCACTGCTTGAAAAAGAAGTATTGGAAGTTGAAAAAGTGAAGTTGGACAAAGGTGCTTTCACGTATGTTCGTCAGATGACAGGAAGGGAACGAGATCGTTTTGACCAGTCTTTGATGCAAGAGGTGAAAGATCGAAGTGGCAACAAGACTTATGAGAGGAACTTGTCAGATTTTCGTGCCAAACTTGCCGTCAATACACTTTGCGATAAGGCAGGGAAGAATCTTTTGACACAGAAGGATGTTGGTACGCTGAGCCAGAACATGAGTGCTGCCAGGCTTGAGAAGATAGTTACAAAGTCTCAGGATCTGAACAAGATTACAGAAGAGGACAAGGAGAATTTGGTAAAAAACTCCGAGGGCGACCAAGTCGCCGATTCCAATTCCGACTCTGTTTAGAACTGGGGTATGCCCATCCAGATCAATTGTTGGATCAACTTACATCAGCGCAGTTAAGTGAGTGGGAGGCTTTTAATCGATTAGAGCCTGTGGGGGAGTTCAGGAGAGATTACCGAATTGCTACTTTGACTTCTATCATTTATAATTTTGCTTCGTCGTTTGGTGGCAAGAGTGGAAAGAGGGTGGTATCAAAACCCCAAGATTTTATGCTTTGGCTGGATCAGCCCGAAAAAGGTAGTGAGAAAGAACAATCAGTGGATGAGATGAAAGAAGCAGTATTTGCGATAGCGGCATCGGCCAAGAAAACTGGCCCACCTAAGAATTTGAGGAAAAAGAATGTCTGATCTTGGAACATTAACGGCATCACTTGGAATTGATACTCGTGGTCTCAGCAAAGGAGAAAAGGCCTTCAGAGATCTTGAGAAGAGTTCAATGGGTCGTGCTGATAAAATGTCAAAGTCTTATAGCAACGCATTTAAGGCAATAGGTGTTGCTGCTGCCGCAGCTACTGCTGTTGTTGGAGTATTCTTTAAGAAAGCGGAAGCTCAGTTCTCTGATTTTGAAACTGCTCTTGTGGATATGGGTAAGGTAACTGATCGAGAATTTGGGAAGCTCCGAAGAGAGGTTATGGCGCTTCCAGCCAACTTGGGGAGCGCCAGTCAGTTAATGAAAGGGTATTATGCAGTTATATCCGCAGGAGTAGAAGGAACAGCTCGTCAGTTGGATACATTAACTTCTGCATCTAAAGCGGCAAAAGCAGCTCATGTGGATCAAGCTCTTGTCATTGAGGGTTTAACAAGTATTGTTGATGCATACGAAGGGAAGGTAAAAGACGCGGCAGCAGCAGCAGATTTGTTATTTACTATTGAGAAACAGGGTAAAACAACCGTTGCTCAATTAATCCCATACATAGGACAGTTGACATCTGTATCTGCAGAGCTTGGAATTGCTCAACAGGAATTAGGGGCGTCCTTTGCTCAGATAACCAAGTTCTCTGGAGGGACCGCGGAAGCAGCTACTCAATACCAAGCTGTTCTGACATCTCTTATGAAGCCGTCAGAACAGATGATTAAGCTTTTTGAAAGATTTGGAGGTGCCCAGGAAGCAATTAAGAAAATAGGGTA